ATCTGGCAAGTTGCTTTTCACTTCCTACTTGCATGGCAATATACACTCCCGGTGTATCTATTCCATCACGGTTCAGTCCTTCTGCAATTTTATACATAGATTTTCCAGACAGGAACTCTTTGAAAATGCGTTTTACAATCTGACTGGCAAACTCATCCACAACCAACTTATGCTTGTCCTCTGGACTTTTCACATAGCCATAAGGAGCATAGGTAGCTATGTACTTACCATTGCCACGCTTTGTATCAAGTGTCAATGATACTTTGGAAGACTGCTCCTCGCTGAAGAAATCATACAGGATTCCCTTAAATGCAACATCAATCTCACCGATACCACCCACATAATCTGCGCTGTCATAATTATCATTTATGGCAATAAATCGCACACCCATAAAAGGAAATATTTGTTCAATATACTTTCCCTGCTCGATATGATCTCTGGAAAATCTGGAAAAATCCTTTACAATAACGCATGAAATCTGCTTTCTTTTCACCAGTTCCAGCATTCTCTGCATATCTGGGCGGTCCATATTTTTACCAGAATAGCCATCATCCACAAACTCAACCACACTCATTTTGCGAAGTTCCTTATTTTTATTAATAAATCCACGGATAAAAGCACGCTGATTGGTAATACTGTTGCTCTCATCTTTTACAAATTCATCTTCCTTTGATAATCTCAAATATATTGCTATCTGCTCCATTTTAAATCTCCTCTCCGTCTGTCATCCCGGCATACTCATCTTTAAAATTCAGATTAATTACCAGCCTCTTATCCGGATACAGATAAATGCTGTCGACCAGAATTTTAATCATATTTCTATCCAGGGTAACCTCACTTTGAAAACGATAAATTGCTTTCAGCCATTGTATCTTCTTCTCACAAAATCTCTTCACACGCCTGCGGCTTGCCTCTTCATCCGATATCTGTCCCCGAAGTCTCATTATGGCATCAGCGTTTTTCTCCTGCCTGCACTTGAAATCAGCCCTGGTAATCTCGCCGGTAACATAAGACTGATACTCTTTGCTTTCTTCGTAATTCTTCCTGTCAATCTGCTTTTGAAGCTTCTGAATCCTCATGTCATGATTTTTCATTTTCCTGTCCATCACGCCTCGCATGGAAGCCTCCGTCCTGGCACTATCGGTCATTACTGCAATTTGAGTTGTAAGTAGGTTATTCACCACCTTTATAAGCTCCTGCTCCATAATGGTACAGCCACACTGTTTCCATCCGAAATCATAATTGTATCTGCAGGAATAAAAATACTGGCGCTCCAACACTCCATCCTTCTCCAGAATTCTGGAAGCTAAAGGAATTCTTCTGCCACAATTTCCACAGAATAAAATTCCTGCAAAAATATCTTCTTTTATAGGCAGATTCTTTCCCCTGCCAGATGTGAAAATACTCTCTTCCACCTTCTTATCCATAACAGCTCTTACCTTGTTGAAAAGCTCCTTATCCACGATTGCCTCATGGGTATTTTCAACCACAATCCAATCATTTTCATCCGTAGCATGCCTTGCCTCGTTATCATACAGGCTGGTACGCCTTTTCCCCTGTACCATGTTCCCAATATAAGCCTGATTTTTTAGGATGTTGGAAATCGTACCAGGATACCATGCCTTTGCCTCTGCACCATTCTCCACATAGAGATTCCCTGTTTTCAGATAATCCCCCGGTAATGCAAGGCGATACTCCTGAAGTGCTTTCGCAATCTCCCTGAGCGTCACTCCATCTGCTGCCAGTTCAAAAATCTGACGGACAACTGCCGCCGCGTCCCTGTCTATCACATACTTGCGAAGTGCATCCCCGCTATCCACCTTATAACCATATGGTGCATTGCTTCCGGTAAATTTGCCCCTTTCCATATCAAGCCTGCGACTGACTGAAACACGCTTTGAAATATCCTTGGCATACATATCATTCACCAGATTTTTCAATGCAATTTCCAGTGCCTTATTCTGGTTAAATTCTGCCTCTGTGTCAAAATGATCACTTACCGATATAAAACGGACCCCGAGGAACGGAAATATCGTTTCAATATAGTTGCTGGCTTCGATATAATCCCTGCCAAAACGGGACATATCTTTCACAATAATGCAACTGATTTTCCCCTCTCTGACATCATTCATCATCTGCCCGAATGCAGGTCTGTCAAAACTGGTTCCCGACACTGCACTGTCAACATACTCATGGTATTCTGCAAATTCAGCCTTATTCCTGATAAATTCTCTTAAAATGCTCAACTGGTTGGCTATAGACTCCGATGGTCTGGATTTCAGTTCCACCGACAATCTGGCATAAAGTGCAACACGAAAGGATTTTCTCTGCTTTACAGGTACACCAGCTGTTACCGGTTCTGGTATCTGAACTGCATTAAATCTGTTCTTTGTTCTTGCCATTTACACCGCCTCCTTAAGTTCAAGCACTGGCAAACCATCTACCATGGTGTACACAGGTTCCGCATCTTTCTCATTAGCGACATCATACAGTCCGGCAACCTTTTCCATCTCCTGACGATACTTGAACACAATTTCCACCCTGAAATCATCATAAATCAAAATCCTGTCAATAAATGAAACAAGTGCCACACGATCCAGATTTCCAATCACCAGACCTTCACGGAATCGCTCCAGGTCCTTTGCCACACCAATTCCATTTTCATATATATCGCGGATGATTGTCTCCTGCTCCCTGATTGCCTGTTCAAGCTCCCTCTCTTTTGCCGAAAACTCCTCGCGGTACCTTGTAAACTGCTCCTTGCTGATAATCTCATCACGCAAATCCTGATAGAGGGAAGCCTTAAATGCAGAACATTTTGTAAGCTCCTGCTTCAGGGCAACAATCTCTTTATCATGGGCAACGGCCTCATCATAATTCACATTCAGCTCATCCAGATGCGCCAGCACCTTTTCACAGTCGCACATACTGTTGATATATCCCTGTAATTCTCCCAGTACAATCTGATTCAGGTCTTCTTCACGGATGCAGTGACGACGGCAGGCGTCTTTCCCATTTCGGTTATAATTGGAACAGATATAGTTGATATATTCCCTGCCCTTGTAAGATTCCTTGCGATGTACCATACTGCTGCCACAATCCCCACAATATAAGATACCCGCATACATATATGATTCGTTTTTTCCAGCAACTGCTATGGTATCCCGACTCATCAGAACCTGTACTGCATCAAAATCCATCCTGCTGATAATTGCTTCATGTGCATTCTCCACTACCACCCAGTCACATTCCGGTACTGCTATTTCCTTCTTAACCTTGTGACTGACAGTTGTTCGTTTTCCCTGTGCCAATGTTCCGATATACACCACATTCTTAAGAATTCTTGATACTGTCTGGGCAGACCATTTTGACTGTCCTGCACCTTTAAAACTGGTACTGTATTTTTCTCCGCATTTTGCCTTATATTCCGATGGTGCAAGCACACCATTCTTGTTAAGAATCCTTGCAATTCCTGATGCACTCATTCCCGAAAGCTTCTTTGCAAATATTCCCTGAACCACACCGGCTGCATAAGGGTCCGGCACCAGATGATTCTTATTATCCTCTGCCTTTTGATAGCCATATGGCGCAAATGCACCGATAAACAGCCCATTTCTTCTCAAAATGCCCTGACTGGTACGAACCTTTATAGACGTATCGCCGTTGTACTGCTCATTCAGCAGGTTCTTGAAAGGAATGATCGTATGCGTCTCACTGCTACTGGCAGTCAGGCTATCGTACCCTTCCGATACTGCAATAAAACGCACGTTATATTTCTTAAAAGTTTTCTGTATCAGCTCATCCGCACCAATACGCTCCCTGGCAAGTCGGGACAAATCTTTTACAATAATGCAGTCAAGCTTCCCCGCCTTCATGGATGTCATCATCCTCTGAAACTCTGGTCTGTCAAAATTACTTCCACTGTAACCGTCATCAATAAAAATATCCACCAGTTTCAAATCATCATGGGCATCTATAAATCCCTCCAGCAAAAGTTTCTGGTTGGAAATACTGTTACTTTCCTTCTTCTCCAGTCCATCAATATCTTCATCTCCCTGAGACAATCTCAGATAAATTCCTGTTCTGTATACATCAATCTGTTTCTTACTCATTACAATTCCTCCTGTCGTTCTTCAACTACTGTAAAAACAGCTTCTATTGATATCTAAGTGACGCTTTCCGTTCTATATAGCAATTCATAACATCCGTAATGCTACAGCTTCCTGCAAAGGTGGACTGAACAGTATATTTTCCATACCGTTTCGCCTTTCCCTGTTGTTTTGCATCATGCTGCGAACACTCCGTCACATTCCGCTCTTTCGTATCTGTCTCCTGCAAAATACACTCTTCTCCTTCCCTTCAAAAATGAAAAACAGCCTAAAAATGTCCTCCTTATGGCTAAATCATGAGACACAAAAACCGCTCTCCATAGTTAACAAAGTCTCTTGTTACATCTGCTGTAACAACCGCGCTACATATCATATTTACACACGAAAGCCGAAAAGCACAAACCATACAGAAAAGCTAAATAACTTACATCTTTTCTTCATTCTGGTTCGATATTCATTTCAACTTAAACTGTTTTGACGTCATATATTCTTATAATCTCTGACGCCATACTCTGCATCCATACGATGTTTCCGTATGTAAATATGTATGTAAGCTTGCGCTTACTTTGTTGACCATGGACAGCGGTTATTATTTCATGGTGTCTCATCTGCACCGACATTTTCAAGCTGTCTTGATGTCAACTATTCAATTAAAAAAACTTAACATTGGTCATTACGTTGGCTGGACGTTCACAATGTTTTACAGGTATTGTGGCTATTTTTTCAAATTCATTTGTTTGCCACATGTTTATGTTACATCCCGAACAAATATTTGTCTACCACTTTTTTCCACCTTTTTTGACAAAATATGATTTTCAGCATTTTTACCAGTCACAACCATCACACGAGACCTTCTGAATCATCGGGCAGCCACTATTATGCTGCACTTCCACCTGCTATTTCCTGCCTCAAATAGGCTATCAACAACTCTTCCAAAGTTGATTGTTCACCGTATGACATGGTTACTTTTATGGTATTCCCTTTACCCGTATCCATCTTAATTGTCTTTGCTTTAATATCTATTTTTTCCTTCATCTGCGTTACCTCCATTAAAAAAATCGCTACCCATAGTTCATTTGAAAATGCATAAACTATGGATAACGATTCTGGTTATCACTTATTCTGTTTTGGACTTCTCTTAACGTCCTATGAAGGTATACGCCGGTCTTTCTGACCCCTCATCGCCCCGTATACGTAGAGGTGTACTCACCTCCGGGAATTACAGACGAGCCACTAGCTGTGTTCACGACGCCCTTCTCCATTCCGGAGAAGCACTATCTCCCCTACCTGCATTACGGGGATCGGGACGAACTTCTCGCCCCTCATGGGTTATTATCCTTACGCAACATACCTGCTCCCGCATTGCCCAAACTTCCGTCCAGCCTCTCAGCCTTCATCTCTCAATCCATCAGCCTACTAATATGATAACTGTGACTTTCATCCTGCGGGTATATGATCCGTAATTTTACTCAAATCTGTAACTGATATTCAGTTGTCAATTTTCATTTTCTCATTGGCTTGTCTCAAGCCTGAATATAGTATAAACCAATCCAGTGTCGTCCACAAGGGACTATCATAGTCTATTTTTGCGAAAAAAGCGTCAATTTGTGACCTTTTTCTGATTTATGCAAAAATATCATACTGCCTTCCGTCGTGATTGTACACTTCGGCAAAGTATGAAATTTGCAAATCGTGTATTCATTATACGATGGGGTTTTGTGTTTGTCTATGGACATGGTTGGTGTTTTTTCAGGGATTCACACCAGAATCTGGTGTTTTAGTGCTTGCATTTAAACAAAAAAATAGAGCGCCGTCGCAACGCCGCCCTTACAAAAACACATAAGTGTTTTATGATTCTATCCATAGTATATGTAGATTTTTTGAAAAAGTCAATACTTTTCCTCAAAATCTGCTTGTCCAAATTTATCCAAACAAATTTTTTATAACTTTGTAAACAAAATCAAAAGTGCTTGTTATCAGCTGATTCTTTTGGAAAAATCCCTTTTTTTCTCTAATACGAACATCAAACAATTGCTTAAGCTCATTAATTCGGTGTTTTTTTACTTTCTCGGATACCACCATATCATATACACAAAGCATACTAACAAACTCTAAAACCGCACGACAGGACAATTTCTTTTGCCTCTGATTTTTATTTATATCTGGCATTTTTTTGATTATTCGATATATAGCTGCCGGCGCTGTAGAACTTCCCGGATTCAAATCCGCAATGATACAATTGTTATGTGCACATCCATTTCGTAAGCTCTTCACCAGATTAATCATAGATATATCAACTGGTATACTACCCTTCAATCCATAATAATATTCATAAAAATGAATGAAATCTCCAAAGCTCAATAATTCCATCAATACCCAGGCCGGACAATCAAACGCTGTTATTTTATTTTCCGATTTTCCCTTCTGAGGATTATACACTCTTTGAATCGTAAAGTATTTTTTGATTAAGTTTCCAGTAAACGGAGATGCACTTGCAGCTTCTATTTTACCAACAATATATGGATTATTACTCAAAAAATTATCAACTATATCATAACCATCTTCCCCGGCATCATTTTCAAGATTCTCCAAAAGTAGCACCTTTAGATCATGTTCAATATCAATGCACATCTTTGTAACCAAATTTCTCAGATGCATATCCACTGTCGACAATTCCTGTAAATATGCAAAATCTAAATCAATGTATTTTCCTTTTGACGGACCATTTAAGTATTTCTGATAATTTTTTCTATACGACGCAGTACGCAAATAATTATTGATTTGCGCTAAATATTTTTCTGCATTATCTTCTGTTACATATTTGAATGAGACACCCTTTTCATCACGTAATTTATCTACTAATGCTTTTGATGTCATCTTTGGTTTATCTGTTCTATTCATCTTCGCCCCCACTCACCAAACTATCTGTTTCATTTATATATACTACTATTACCATTTACAATTCCATATCCTCAAGTACCATATCCTGTATTGCTTCTTCTACAACCTTCACACACTCATCCGTGTGCTTCTTAATATCATCACCCCAAAACCGGATAACCGTCCATCCTTCAAATAATAATCTCTTGTTTACCTCGTCATCCCGCTCTCTGTTGCGGGATATCTTGCTTATCCAAAACTCACTGTTATTACTCTTCTCCAACCTGGGTTTTAATACTTCCCAATCCTTTCCGTGAAAGAATTCTCCATCACAGAAAATGGCTATCTTATATTTTGTCAACACAATATCCGGATTTCCTGGTAACTTTTTATAATTCTTCCGGTACCGATAACCTTTTGCCCATAAAGCTTTTCTAAGAATAATTTCTATTTTAGTATCTTTTCCATGGATATTTTTCATGTTTTTATGCCGTTGTTCTTTAGTCAAAACATCCGCCATATATACCACCTTCTTATACTGTGTCTCCATCATCCAACACAAAACTTCTTTCAAAAGTAACTCCCGCGGCTTCTGCTATATCCTCAAGCTCTGCCACAGTAAAACTTTCTCTTTTCAGTTTTGCATTAAAATTTTGAGGTGTTGTTCCCAATCTCCTTGCCAGCTCTGCCAGACTTATTTTCTGTCTGACACATAATACTTTTATTTGCTCAGATATTGTCATTTTTATTCTTCCTCCTTACCATGAGTCAGATGCAAATCCAATATAATTTTATCAGTCTTTCCGTCTGGATAAATATACTGTAATTCATCATAATCAAATTTTGGATTTAATGCATGAATCAGACTATGATGATTTGGACACAATATAAGAAGATTATCTGATGAATTATCAACACTCTTTGAAAAATACTTAATATGATGAGCTTCTGCAATATTAACGCCATGTTCTTCACCGACATTTTGACCACATATCTGACATCTATACGCATATAAACGCTTTAACATATCTACTTTCTTTTTAGAATAGGTACGTTCTATCACAGATTTTACCGTCTTATTTAATGCTGCTGTGTTGTCATCAAAGTTTAAATACTGTTCAACATCATATTCCGAAACTTTTTCTCCATCAACGTCTAAATTTATCACCTGAGTTTCTTCCATTGTTCCATCCAAAACTGATTTTACAATTTCTGTTATTTCTTCAAACTCCATTACATTCCATTGCCCATACAGTTCTTTTACCGTCTCTGTTGGTTTTCTGTTGCGTTGTCCAACTCTTCCGTTATCAAAAAACACATCAAATTCATCCCGCCTTCGCCTTAAATAAGCATTAGGCGCAACACCCGGACCAGTAATTCGTACTGATAAGTCATCCATCGCTTTTGACACCGGTCCACCATATCCCAATTCGCGAAATGCATCATCATTAAACTTTGAAATATAAAATGCCACTAGTGATTTTTTCTGATTTATTGTCATTTTCTTTCACCTAAAATCTTCCCATTAATATCCATTATCTGTCGGAAAATAGCCTCCAAAACATCAACCACGATACTATTGCCTGCCAGTTTAATAAGCTTCTCTGTTGAATACAAATGTCTGTTCTTTGTTACCATAGGATTATCACTGATTATCCTGTCAAAATCCGATTCATCAAATCCCATCAACTTAAAACATTCTCTTGGAGTCAGGTATCTCCATTTTGTCTTTCCTCTTTCCCAATTCTTATAAATAATCAATCCTGAATTAGGATTACGGTCTTGCTTTGTCGTTACTGTATTAACAACTATGTCCCTAATCTCTTTTCCATCATACAGCAATTCATTATCTTCCCATATTTTTCTTCTGGAAGGCGTATCATTAGGTTTACTTGCATCAGCTTCTTCCTTATATTGGGGAACATTATCGTAATCTAAACAAAGAATGTCTTTTAACCTTAAATCTCTTTGCTTTAAATGTGTTGCCTCGTCCTTTTCCAAATTATGTTCTTCAAAGTACTTTTCTAGCTGTTCTATTGTTTCTGCATTGTTTTTGCACAATATACTGATCATATATGCTCTTTCTCTTTTTTGAGGAATACCAAAATTTTGAGCATTAAGCCTATATATTTTATTATAATATCCCAGATTTTCTAAAGTTGCCTTCCAATCACCAAAATCTGCAGCATGCGGTTTTGACAGAATATTGGTCACGTTTTCCATAAGCAGAAAACGAGGTAATTCTTTTCCCATTTCATTCATTTCAAGCAATATACGTTCAACTTCCCAAAGCATACCAGAACGATTATGTGCATCCCTTGCTATTCCACTTTTATTTCCATGCCAACATCCACATAATGATAAATCCTGGCAAGGAAATGAATATGTGAACAAAT